ACTAATCTTGGTCGAAACAAAATGAAAGGAGTAGAATATGGAACCAAACAAAAGACTCTTGAATATCAACCCCATGAAATTAAAATTCCCGTCTTCGTGGTAAATCGACAAGAATGAACAATATTTTCTGAGTAAGGTGTTTACGACCGGCATCTGAAATATAAAATATAGCACCGCAACCAATATCGGCACCTGCAATTCGCTGATCAAACTATGCGCGGACTCTTGCCTATATTTTTGTTCGCGATGTTCTTTTCGCGCCTGTTCATTTGCTGCTTCATATTCGCGTATGTAATCCGACGTCAACTTTACCTTGGGAATATGATTTGCTTGTATCTGCTCATCTTGCTGATACTCATGTTGATTCATCGGAATATCGCGTGACGGCAAACGCTGTGGCGGCATATTCTCGAGAGTATAATTTACTTGACCAGCGTTTGCAGAATGAACCGGAACGGACGATGGTTGGCCGCGCTGTGGAGACGGCTCAGGTAAGGGCATATTTTGGGGAATTACCTCATTGTGTCCATACGGATTCGGATGTATATTCAATGGCTTATAATTGGAAATCTCCGAATTTCCGTTGCCCGACTGTTCCGGTTGCATGGCTACATTTCCATAAAATTCCTTCGCAATATGTTGCGTAGAAGAAGGCATATTGAAAGAAGCACTATTCGATTCTTGTAAATCTGAAATACGTGTTGTTGAGTGAGACATAAACTATACAATATTACACATCTAAACATTGTATAGTTGGCGCATTATTCTACGTCAACAATCTGTTTGTTTTTATCGCATGGGACGGAAGAAGAGGAATATTCATAACATTTTTCGCCATGTTTATAAATTTTTCCGTCTATTTCGCCTAAAATGGGCCCTTTAAAATCGAGACAATTTTTATCTTTGCATACCTTTCTAAAAAGCGTCGCCAATCCTAGCCCTAGCAAAACGGATATGAAAAATTTCCCTAAAGATGTGTTTAATAATCGTTTTAAATGCATGCTCTATATATAACCAGTCGATATTTTAGACATACCAGTATTATAATGGTATGACTCAACCGCATTTCAAAATATTAACCTTGTGTTGGTATTTTTGCGATTTCCATTGGATTTGCCGGACAAGTAACTGATTTTTGTTCAAATGCGAAACATTGGCTCGCCTTGTCGCGATATATCATGAGCTCTGCATTTTCAGGACTTGGATAAATATAAATCGTCCGCATATCTCCTAAGGTTGTATACACGATAAATATACCAATCGCAAAACTTATAATGAAGACAGGTATACTTATATATTTTGTAAGACAAACCATTCTATATATTCACCAACTATTATTATGTTCTCAAAACTATGCGTTAACTTACCAAATCTCTAACAATTCGCATGCGATTCTCCCGACTTGTCCTTCTTATTTTTATTCTTTTTCTTATCAGTTTTTTTGCTTGCAGACGCTTCTCCCTCCGGACGACATTTTGATTTCTCTTGCTTCTCACCGTCGATGTGATAAACAAGACTCTTCGGGTCGTTGGTATCAAACAGGTTCGGATTTTTCGCCATAAACTCGTCATATTCCTTTTGGCGTCGAATTGCGACTGCCTGTTCTTCCAATTTCTTCACAAGTTGTTCTTGCTGCCTCACCTTTCCGCGTGCGATAAGACGCTCTTTTACAGTTAGACGTTCTTGTTCACGATTCATCGCATTAGTATCTAAACGTGCACCCTTGGGCAAATTCATTCCTTGTGCGAAATTCTTCATCATTTCGGCCATACCTCCACCTTCGTCGTCACCACCCATACCATTGAGCATATCTCCCATGCCGCCCATGCCCTTGAGCATATCTCCCATTCCACCCATGCCCTTCAACATATCTCCCATTCCACCCATGCCCTTCAACATATCTCCCATTCCACCCATGCCCTTGAGCATATCTCCCATTCCACCTGCACCGTTCATTTTCTTCATCATGTCGGACGCCTCTTTCATGAGATCTTCACGCGAAATATCACCCGATTCCATTTTGCTGGCTAAGCGTTCTTTCACCGTATTCACAACATTCTTTATTTTCTGTGGGTTCTGCATCAACTTTGATAACACATCCTTGGTAGAAGTCATCCCTTCCATCTCCGCGCCGAATGATGCTGCTATATCTCCGCTCATATCTTCGGCCAACTCTTTCGCAAGTTGCCCAATCTTACCGTCAAACAATCCTTGCAAATGGTTATGGAGTTCTTCCATTTTTGGAAGTCCAGCTGTTTTGGAGGTTCCTTGGTCGGCTTGCGGTTCGTTGTTCGCGGGCTGCTTCTCCATTTTCTCAAAGAATTTTCCAATATTCTCCATAGCACCCTGCAATTTTGAGTGCAAATCACCTTCGTCCAAATTTTCAAACATCTTCATCGTATCGCCAAAATTAACCTTATCTTTCATGGAATTCACTAAAGTAAGGAGAATGACCTGTAAATATTTCCAAATAGTCTCCCTTGTATTTTCAGATACGCCGGCACAATGAAAGAGTAATGTGAAATCGACATCGGGCAAAAAATGTGTGTTCTTGTCGCTTCCATTCGAAAATATTTCGGCGTTTTGATTCAAAATATCGAAAAAACGCTCAGGATAAACTTGGGTGCAATGTTCATATAAGGTCGCAAATTCAGATACAGACGTTGTCTTATCAGACCATTTTGACCAAAGTGCACTATACTCGGGAAAGGTTGTGGAAAGATCGGTAGTAAAATCGACAATCGATGAACGAAAATTCTCAGGAACGTGAACTTCCATTTATTTATGAATGTATTAGAATAACACGATTTAAACCCTTTATTATAGATATAATAATTTAACCTCATGTTATATCTACATTAATGATTATAATCGCAGGCATATAAAGACAATATTCATACACATTCTATTATAATGTATCGTCAAGAGCTAATTGAAACGGTTCGTCGCATTTGCGCACCAGGAAAAGGAATTTTGGCTGCAGATGAGAGCACGTCCACTATCGGTAAACGGTTTGAAAAAATCGGGGTTGAAAACACACGTGAAAACCGGATTGCCTACAGAGAGGTTTTGTTTACTACGCCATCTTTATGCGACTTTATAAGCGGGGTGATCACATACGAAGAGACTCTCTTCGACAATACGTCAAATGGGTCACGATTGGTTCAGCCATTACTTGATAGCAATATTGTGGTGGGTATCAAAGTAGACAAAGGCGTAAAACCATTGTATGGGACTGATGGTGAAACTGTAACACAGGGTATCGATGATTTAGATGTCCGTTGTCGTAAATATTATGAAGCAGGTGCACGTTTTGCAAAATGGCGAGCCGTATTGAAAATCGATATTGAAAAGAATTGCCCGTCTGATTTGTCTATACATGAAAATGCGGTTACGCTGGCTCGTTACGCGTCAATTTGTATCGACAATGGACTGGTTCCCATTGTTGAACCAGAAATATTAATGGATGGAACACATACGAGCGAGCAATCGCGAGAGATTGCGGTGAATGTATTAAGTGTGGTTTATCGCGAATTAATTCGTCACAATGTAGATATTGAATGCACTCTGTTGAAGCCCAACATGGTTCGTCCAGGCGTATCTTCGGATGAAAAAATGGATTGCGTGCAAATCGCAAAACATACTATTGCCGCATTTCAACAAGCGGTTCCGGTAAGTATGCCCGGTGTAGTATTTTTATCAGGAGGAATGTCCGAGACAGAGGCGAGCATGGCGTTGAACGAGATTAACAAATTGCCGGCCGCTAAACCATGGAGACTGACGTTTTCATATGGACGCGCTTTGCAATCTACCGTATTGGATACATGGAGAGGGCTTTCTGGAAATTTGGTTCACGCGCAATTCGAGCTTTTAAAGCGGGCACAAGCAAATGGATTGGCTTCTAACGGCAAATATGTCGACGAAGATACGTCGGGGACATCGTTGCACGAAAAGGATTACGTATATTAAGCTAAGTATTTATCAAACAAATTTAAATATGTAACTGAAATGCTGTAATCTGACTATAATCTACTTAATTGTCTTAGTTACTGCGATGAAACCATTTTATAAGTTAAACCATACACTTGTTCATATTTTACTTATCGTTCAGACATACTATATTTGCAAGACAAACATCTATGTCGCAAATGTTGGACAATAATAACATGACTAAAGGAATGATATGATGTAAATTTCATAATATCATTGTGTTATCTAAACATCGAACTCCATCATATAACGCACAATCAGGGTAAATACGACGGCGTGCAATCCGATTCCGACCATAGTGGGACATCCAGTCGGGCTCGATATACTTCCTAAAATACCGCTGAATAATTTATGCGTGAGTTGATATGTGTATGGATTTACAATAAGTAAAAAAACGATGGTTGTCCAAATTGTGTAGCGCCATTTATCCATCGAGCTTGGTAGTTTACAAGGTGTGGTAGACATCCTATATCTTATCCAGAGATTATACTTAGGAACGCCAATGTTTTCCGCAATCTAGACATGTTACGAAAATGGTCGCTGGCTCATCCGCACTACGCGTCTGCATTTCATAATAAGTGCACCGAGATGACTTGCATTTTTTGCATGTATACATATTCGTGGATGCCTGAATATTATCGGTGTATTTTGAAGCGTCACGCTTCATTTTCTTTTCGATCAACTCCTTCCATCTTGATGGATTGTATTCTTGGTGGGTCATAAACGCCATATTTTGAGGTAATATTTCGCCGGATATCAACTGTTCACGCAATATTGGTGATTTTTGCATATTAATATATATCGACCGCAGGCGGTCTTTATACAGAGTAACAAATTGTGGGTTTTCCCACTTTTTCACGATTTTCCGACGCGTTGCCTCTTGAATCGCGTAATTATATACTCCCTTTTCCATGTTCGTCCCCGCAGTTTCATGAACACCATTCAACATAGCCTGAAGCCGTATACGAATATTTTCGCGGAAAGTATTAGAATCGGTTATTTTACTCATTGCAGATGCGCTTTGATGTATATTACTACGAAAGGTTTAAATCAATTTTAGAGGATTGTTTTACACACGCATAATCAAATAGATTGAACGTGCATGCAACTAGATAACGATATAATTGTGTGTATACAATTATATCCTGATAAATCAATAGTATTTATACATACTCTTCTTCGCTTAATTCGCTAGTGCAGTTCAAATATTCGTCTGCAACATCAAATTTAAACACATTTTCCACTGCCTTTGACTTACCTCGTTTCGACCGCCGCAATGCAGGTTTAGCCTTTGATTTGGGCGTATTCGAATCGTCGTCATCGTCATCGTCATCTTCGTCCTCCTCCTCCTCTTCCTCGTCATCTTCTTCCTCTTCCTCTTCATCATCGTCATCTACAACAAAATTATCCTTTACATATCCCTCCTTGGTTCTCGGAACGTCTTCATCTTCGTCGTCTTCGTCCTCCTCATCTTCGCTGTCGTCGGCACCAATATCTTCGAAACCACCAAATAATTTTTCATATACCACTGTCCACTGCTTTTCCTGCAAATCAATCGCTTCTCCGTCGTCAGTTAAATTCACCAATATACATGAACCGAAATACAATTCATTATCTACCGGGGGAGGAAAGTCGTATTTATTTTCTTGACCAGCACGTCCGGTCGTTTTTCCAAATAGACGTATATTCACATTGGAACCCAATTTCCAGGTAGTTTGGCTGCAAAACCCGTCACTCGTTTTCATACCCGCCTTTTTGTATAATTCCGCCTCATTATATGTTTTGAGAGTGGTCGACTTGATAATACCCGATTTTTCAACAATTAATACGGATACCATGGTGATGATATTATATTTAGTAAAGTTTTTATATTGATTTTATTTATTAACATTGTTCATTTTATTTATCGTCAATATATATATCATGACGAATAGTAAAAAAAGGTCCATATACAGGCCGTCTGGGAGTAAACCACTTTCTCGAAAACGCATATATAAAGTCTCTACTAGAAAGGGCAAAATGTCGGGGGGTGGTTTTTTTTCAAGCCTTTTTGGTGGTGAAAACTCTGCTGAAAAACCGGCTTCTGACGGCGTTGATGCAGATATGATTGAAACGCAACCTGGAAATACAACAATGCCGTCGGAAACTGTTGCACAGCCGATGAAGAATGAGCCGAATACGGATACAAACGATCAAATTACCCCTTCGGATGATGCCGATGGTAAGAAAACCGCGGTTGATGAGGTCGAGAGTGAGGATGATGATGCCGATGGTAAGAAAACCGCGGTTGATGAGGTCGAGAGTGATGCTGATGATGCCGATGGTGAGGATAAGTTACCAAATCAACTCGCCGCTGCAGCAGAGTCCACCACTACGCTGGGCAAGTTGGGGAATGCTGTTAGTGAAATCGGGACGAATGTGCAGGAATCAATCAAAAATGTAATGAATGATGTTTCGGGCGAAAATAAATCTGATGCTCAATCTGATGCCGACCAAGAATCTGGCGCCGACCAAGAATCTGGCGCCGAAGTGGATGCACAACCAAACGATACGTCAAAACTGATTGCTCTAATGCAAGCGCAACAAGAGGCCTTTAACGTTGTATTAATGGATATGTCGAAGAAACTAGATTTAGTATTAGATAGAGTAGAAATGCAACCCTCTCCGCCAGTAGAAACTGGTGACGCGCAACAAGTAGATGGAATAATGAAATCAAATGATGAAGTTCTATCAGAAGATGTAGCGGCGCAATCAAATGATGAAGTTCTATCAGAAGATGTAGCGGCGTCACCAGAAATTGTAGAAGCGCCACCAGATAATCAGGAAATACAACCAGAAATTGTAGCAACGCCACCAAATAACGAAGTCATATCGATGGTTGAAACGGCGCAGCTAGGAACTGATCAAGCGCAACAATCCGAACCTAAAAATCTCTCCAATATGGGCGGTAAAACAATGGGTCGTCGCAACAGACGACGCAAGACCAAGAGAAAGGTTGTCCGCTAAATAACAAAATATTATTTATATAACCAGCATAAGTTTATATAACTAAATACTCTTCTCGTTCCCTGGTATATGAGCAATCTACTCCAAACCATAATTATTTCCATAATAGTCATTTATTTGATAGATTCGTTGGTGAAGTATTTTAGAGATACTTATACTACAAAAAAGACCAAGGACCTGGTCGGGTTTCACATTAAAAAGTATCAACACATCATGGATACCATCAAGGACACAAAAAAGGGTTGCTATAATGAATCCGCATCAGAAAAGTTGAGCGACCAAGAACTTCGATATATGAACGAAGAGCTCGAATCATTACTTCTTACCGAACTTGGTTCGTCTTCACCTTAGCAAAAACGTAAACATATCATGATGTAGGCATAAATTGATTCTAAAAGAATATAGAGTTTTATTCAGTATAATTAGAACCACGCGCGCTTATCATGTCTTATCTTCCTCCGAATCTCATGGATGAATTGTTGGGACGTATCCCAAATTTCGAACTTTCCTATGAAACCATTTCACATAAGAAAGTTTCTTCCGATTACAATGTTACATTGGCCATTCCATATGGTAAAAAGGCCTATATGTGGTTTACCTTCTTACGCGACAAGGACGTATGTCTTCTTTTGGAAATTGGTCGTGAGAAGAAGGTTACGTCCGTTAAGGTTTTGTCCGACGTCGACGTGCCCAGATATTTAGCATATGGAACTATCGTCTACGGTAGCATTTGTGAAATACCCGACAAAGGTCAGTATTTTGTAACAGAAGACATTTTGTATAGTAAGGGCATCTCTATTTCAAAACAGCCGTATTGTGAGCGTCTCGGATTCTTATACGACTTATTCACCACCTATCCCACGTGGTTTTGCGAAAACCGGAATCTACCCATCGTGTCGCCCGTGTGCTGGAAATTGGACGATACCTCGCCCAATCAAGTTCCTGACCAAATTCAATCGAAAATACCGTATGCGGTTCATCATATTCAACATCGGTCTTTGCGGTCGATCGTTCCGTATGTAAACGTTCCTTTCACGCGAAACATTATTCCTGTATCAAATCCGACGGTTCCCAACACTCTATTGTTTATCCCACCCGCTTTGCCCAGATTTGATTACTCCAAACCACAATATAAACGACCCACCACATTTGAAGTAATGGCCGATTTGCAAAATGATATTTATCATTTATATGCATTCGGGCGAAATGCAGAACGCATCTATTGTGGTATTGCCTATATTTCCAATTACAAAACGAGTTGCTATATGAACTCGTTCTTTCGCAACATCAAGGAAAACCGCCATTTGGATTCACTTGAAGAAAGTGATGACGAAACCGAATTCCAAGATATGCGCGAAGACAAGTTTGTCGATTTAGAGAAAAAGGTTTCGTTTGAATGTGTGTATATGCCCAAATTTAGGCGATGGGTTCCGATTACTGCTTCAAATGGTCGCGGACAGATTATCCATATTCGACAATTATAAAATATGCACTTAGTATAAATGGTTTCCGTATTACCGCCATATCCTAGCAATTTTGATCCGATTTCGTCTACCGTAACCGGATTGTATCAGCCAAGTGCGTTTGGCGGTGCGTATACCGATCACCCCGGATCTGTGATTCCCCCACCAGGAACGGGTATTTATTGCGGCGGTAAAGGAAAACGGCGTTCATCGCGTCGTAAATTAAAGCGCCGAACTATAGGAAAGAGTCGTTCCAAGAAAACACGAAATACAAGACGTAAACGTTAATCGTTTTTTTGTATTCAACTGCGATTCTATAACAAAATTTGGTTGCAATTGTATCTTAGGAAAATTGATAATCCGAGTGTTGTATATTATTACGGTATCAAGGAAATTATGTTACCAATACCGTTATTAATCGTAATCTCAATTATAGGCATCGTAATGCTTGGGATTGTAGTTGAATCTCTATATGTATCAGCGCGTAATCTGATACAAACATACAAAAAAAATAGGAACACTCGTAAATGTGAAAGTGGAATACCAACGCCGAACCCAATGATTGAATTATGATTCATCGTCTACATCTAAATCGTTAATCGAAATCAGACACTTTCCGCGTGAGTTGTCTGTATCTTCCTTTTTATTGGAACCGCGTGGTTCGAACACTTTCGACCAAGTTTTGTCGGTTTTCCAGTCCAAACACATGCCTTGATATCGAACACTATCCATGGATAGTATCCGATAATTGCACTTTCGATAGAACGTTTTACGTTGCCGCCATTGATTTTGAAATACGTCATGCCGGTCGACAATATCAACTACAATCGGGTTATCGTGTCGCACACGCAATATGCGACCCACCGATTGAGTTATATCCGTTTTTGGCGAAGCCATAACTAAAACAGACAATGTTTTGATATCCAATGCTTCCGCCGCCATGGCGTAAGTCGCAAGAACAATTTGTTTGTCTTCCGTTTCTTGTAAAGCAGATTGTTTCATACCGCCTACGTAATATCCGACACTGGCGAATCCGCGATGGACAATCGCTTCATACATATATTTCAATAGCGAACGGTTATGACATAACACCATGATTTGCGTGTCGGTCTCGCTCGATTGACCTTCCTTTATCAAATCCCCCAAAACGCGAACGATAAAATCGCTTCGCGGACCATAATCGGACAATTTTGATATCATCGTGCTATATTTTGCTTGTCCACGAAAATCATACTCGGTCTCATTAAATTGAGGATCAGATGATATATATTCAATTGCCCTTACACAAACCGGATCATCGGTTTCGCGCGCCTCGCTGTATATTTTAGGTCCGATGAACATATATAAAACTTTCGTCAATTTGTCTTTGCGATCAACTGTAGCAGATATGCCCAGCATGTTTGGACTCACCACGCGTAAGAGTGTCTTGGAAAATTGTTCGCTGCCTATCCGGTGAACTTCATCGACAATAGTCAGTCCAAAACAATCAAATGCATTTTCAGGAAGAGCTCGGTCATACAATGTCTGTAACATCCCAATTACTATATCCTTTCCATCGACATCAAACGTAGAACCTTGTATTCGGCCGATTTTTGCACCTGGCAGAAACTCGGCTGCACGTTCAATCCACTGATTCATTAAGAACTCTTTGTGAACTACAATCAGTGTCTTTTTTTGGACGAGCGAAATAATCTTCAACGCCATCACTGTATTATGAGTGACCGTAAAATCACCCAAAACAAATCTGCGATTGCCGTCAATCTCAAATCCATAATAGTCGTCTATTCCCACCGGTTCCAATTGAATGGGATATAGCAAATTGTTGAACGGCGACGATGGTACAATTGGAGCCTTTGCGGTCGTATTTTTAACAGGTATTTCGTGTAATCCGTTCCCTCTAATGCTGACCGCATAAAGAATTTGTGCAGAATCGATGTGACCTTGGACAATCGATTGAGTTTCCACCAAAAACCCCAGCGAACGCGCCACATAAACAATATCTTTTGAAAATCCTTCATGAGAGCATATAAGATTGTATTTGTGATCATAATAATACCCATCATAATCAATGATTCCGGCAAGCAATCGCAACCGAATATCACGTGTGTTACATTTGTATTCATGTGGAATTCGAATGTTACGCTCATGTTGATTCACAATATCATCACATAATTGAACTCCCATTGTATAAGGGTCTGTTCGGAGATGTGCCTTTGGAAAATGTATAGGAACGCGATAACCATACAGCGCCTCTTGGTCTATGTGTTTGATATATTCCGCGACCGACATATCTACCTGTTTTTCGTTGTGTGTATATTTTAACGATAGAATATGACTTTCGTTTACAATATATCCCTCTTTATTCGAAGAATTTACTTTATACATCATTTCCTGCCCGCGCGCAAGGGTCAGCACGTTGCGCGGAGTTGAATCATCGCCCATTAATACATCACCCACACAAATATGTTGAACCAATTTGATTGTGCCGTCAAACATCAGTATGGGTGTGTTTTTACCAAGACATTTGCCTCGACCACATGGGACCTCGAGTATACCGCCGTTTCCAATTAATTTTGAATCACTGCATATGGGTTTATTAACATGCTTCATGTAAACATCCACGATTGTGTCTTGGTAATCACGTAGAGCTTTAGGAAAATTTACACATATGTCTTCGCCGGTGGTTATTTCAGACCGGTCTGGAAGACCATATCGTTCGCATCCATAAAATCGAGGAATGTATATTTTTTTCGAGTTTTCCCTGTATACTGGGAAGGCACCTTCATTGGGGTCTCCAGGTTGACCGTAGGATGCCCCCATGGATTCCGCTTTCACGAACAAATCCTTCTTTAGAAAGGCGATTTCCGATTCGGGTAATAATTCGAGAGGAATGGTGTATCCTTTTTTGCCGAGATAAGAGGATTTGCGTATCCGGTCTTTGTCTTCATCCGTTAATAACTTGTTTGTTTCGTCGCCACCCTTCTTCTTCTCCTTTGCGATCATCATTTGCCGACGTTTCCATTGTAAGGACATTTAGTATATTCTATACAAAGAACCATCTATATAATTTTCAATTTTATCCAAGCATGAAATAGACAAGAACGAGCCATTCATTCACAGGAAAATATCGTATTATCTTATACGATGAATTTGAAGTTGCTTCTGAAAAAGATTACTTTACCGGAAATACTCGTTTTAGTAGTATTTGTATTATATTTAGTGTTTCCCGTGTCTACTCCCAGTGGGCTAGCTCCTTATATTGAGTCACCTTTGGGATTGCTAAGTATATTCGCTATCACAGTTGGACTATTTTTGTATACGCATCCATTCTTGGGTGTATTGTATCTTTTTGTAGCATATACGTTGTTGAGAAGAAGTGCAGTCGTCAAGAACACCTCTCAATATGTGGAGGTAACCAGGACGCCCGCGCAGAAGATGTTGGACGTTAAAAAACAGGTTGCCGAAGCGACTCCTCCCCAAGAGGAGGCACGGAATGTGAACCCTGGGTCTACGCAACCAATTACTTTAGAGGAAGAGGTGGTCATGCAACGCGCGCCGATCGGTAAAAACGAGAAGATCACAATTATGCAGACTACTTTTAAACCCGTGGCTACAAATACTATTGGTGCATCGATGGTATAATTTCCACATTGATATACACTTGACAAAATTATTTTGGTAATCTTTCAAAATAATGTTGTATTCAATTAATCGTCGGCCATTTCTTCTTGAATCTGTGAAATCGGCCAATTCTTAATAGATGATGTCTTGGACTTGATAACAATTATTGCGATCATATAAAATATTCCAAGAGACATTCCGATTAATAACATCAAACCTGCACTTGGAATGTTTGCGGTATCACCAAACACGCCCGCACCAATCAATAATAATACTAGTGCGGTGCCGGCAATGAGAGCGCTTAGCGCCGCATTAATAGTTGGTAATTTTGCTTTCTGCGCATCTTCCGTAACATCATCCATATAGTCAAATGCGAGCTTTGCTGTGTATAGATATGCAGTTGGTATAACGAAATAGGCTACACCAATAAATACGACGAACAAAATGAACATGACCATTGTTTTCAATGACTGATTCGCGGATTGGTCTTGTATTAACCCGCTTGACGCAGGTATTACCATGGATAAATTATTGGCCGCTACATCGTCGGAGTCAATTGGAACATAATCACATTCCATCCAATCACCTGGAACTGGAGATGCGATCACGGAATAGTCGTCGGCTTGGGCGGGCGCCATATCAAAATATGTGACGTTGTTTTCCAGACTAAGAAGAGCTACGGCGGAAACGGTGATCGGTTCAGAATAAATAAATACATTGCGACCATTGCTTTTGTATTGTATATATACTGCGTTTGACGTATTGATGCGAAATATGTCTGCATTTAGGTCTACAGTCAGCGACGTTACCGGGGGGTCGGCGACCGCAGCTCTTACAATTCCATCTACTTGACCATTTTGAGAAGCAATTGCAGCAACATTCAGTAAAAAACAGGTATAGATTGGGTCGCTATTGTTCGCGTCTAGGTTGCGAATAAAAAGCTCAGCCTGGTATGCCTTGCCGGTGACTTGTTGTAACGGAGTGTCTCCTCCGCCATCTTTATTACCAACCAACCACATTTTATCGGCCTTGTATTCTTTGGTAACGCCACTTTCGGTATAGGTTACATTAGATGACGACCCGCGTCCGCAGATACCCGATATCCATTTATTCACATTATCGTTTAATATACTGGTGACCCCCATGGGGATATAATTGATATTTATAGTTTTTGATGTATCAATTGATTTTGTTAAGTCGAATAATACCATCCGTGTATATATTTATGAGTATATTATCTATTTTGATAATTACGTTTTCAAATCATTATTAATAAATGATTTGAACACGCGGATGCATACATAGTTTTTATTGTGACCGTCCTCTTATATAATTCGTCTAAAGGTTAGAATTATTCGGGTTTTTGCGAATCATTTGCTTCGGAGTATAATTGAGGAACACTCACCGTTTCAGTTCCAGTCAAGACGGTCTTATCATAGTTTGTCTCGAATGTATCTATTACAACCGTATCTGGAACGCCCTTACCCTCAAACAGTTTCAAGTCAGCAAGTCTTAATATTTCGTTTGCACTGGTGATTATATTCTGAATTAATTCTCTTGCGTTTGAATCAACCATAATTTGAAATCTGAAACCAGCTTTACCTGATTTTCGAAATTTACCAGTATCAACTTTATTCTTCTCATCATTGTCGTCAAACTTTGACTTATCCACCTTTTTTGCCGCATCTTCTCGTTCTTCTCGTCCCGCCTCCCACGCCCCACGTTCGCTATCTCTTTTTTGTTTGAATGTTTCGAGGCTTATCAATGCATCGTCATCGCGTTTTTTATCATCGGCACTTAAGTATAGCTTGCCCAGACGACCCGGCTCGCCGAGCAACTCTTCCAATATACGAATTAATTTTTGTTTACTACCACCTTTCATTTTAAATGAACCATTTTTTAATGTAGACATATTCTTTGTAATATCACTCTATATTTTTAGGGTTATTCTTCTCCATTACATCCAAGGTATATAAGAGTAAAGAGCATTTTCGTAAATAGTCGCTCTAAATGTATCATTGTATCCTTCTACGTATACTGCGTCATTGTTATATATCTCGTCGCATCCCATCTCGGAAGTACAGCTGCGCCCCTTTACGCTGACCGGTAATTTTGTATTAATATTCCCGGCAGTATTCGTCATGGTATAGTATTGATGTTTGTCCCGACCAGATGTACTTCTCCTTCCCATTAGTGGTAAAATCATGTTCTCGCCCGATTCGCGCGTTAGGATGCCGAGCTGTGAATAATTACCTTCATATCCGCGTGTTTTGATGTTGATAGGCAGACCGTAACTTTCTATTTTGAGTGGCGGGGCATATTCACTCTGCATAGGATCATTACGCGCAGATAATGCAACTAAACCGGGTGGCGACACATCCGAAACTGGAGGAATAACTACAATCGGCTGAATCATAGCGGTGCTATTGTTGATTTTAGACGCATTCACTATTTGCGAATAATATAGATAAATGACCGTAATAAGAAGAACAAACATCAAAAACATGGTCATGTTTTCGATACAAAACAGACCGGGAATACATTTTTTTCCGACAGAAATATTTTTGCCGACGGAGACAGACGGTCTAGCCATATTATAGTATATGGCTAGACATAAACATACCTGATTACCATTCCGGATTATTATTCCACCCTTGGAGAATTTCGTCGTCAGTCCCATTCGCATCCGCCCAAGCAGTCCATTTCTGACTCGGCACAATGGAAGTAAATATCTTGACGAATCCATTTTTAATCTGTTCCGTGCTGCAGTCGAATAATTTTGCCCACTCGTTCATTCGTTTATACAAGTATATGCTTCGACTGTCTGCGAATGTATATTTCCCTTTGCAGCGATAACATTCATTTATCACCGAGTCCGGCCAATTTACTAAATGGAAGCCAGATACTGCATAAAACATCGCATCCGCCGGGACAACTATTAATTTATACAAAAAGTCGACAATTGGTTGCAAATTAATTCCAAATATCGCGTTGATTAGTAATAAAGGGAGTTGTATAAAAATACCATAAAGTAGACCCAAAATCATATCGGTTATGTAATATCGAGTGCAGTTTCCGTTCAAGAAGTTGATAAATTTGTCCCATGAGCATTCTATCATAATTCCTAATGTTTTAAACGTATTTACCCAACCCATCTTGAATTCTTTTGCGCCACAGTTAATATGATTTGTAATACCTTTTGTAAATGTAGTCAGACTGGTTGCGATCATTACCATCGTCGTCACGAACGTTCCAACGGCAAATGCTGCAAATGCATACATAAAAATGCTCGACAGCGCAGATATACCCATGATTGCGATGCTGATGATCATGCGAGCAAATCCCGCGAACAAATTCACCACACCCGTTATACTTCTAAGAAAGCCCATAATCATGTTTACAATGGTTGAACTCATACCAATCGCAGTCAAGATGGTAGATATAGCATTCATAAAGGCGTTGAGTATATCTGGGCCAAAAAAGCCCATACCTTCGCGTATGCGTTCCTCTTCAAGTCTCTTTTGCTCAATCTTATATGCTATCACGTTAGGTATTGTAAAGAATATCAACAGTATTAATATTATAATTGCCTTGTTTTGTATAAAGGACATTTTTATCATATTATTCTAAACTATGTATATATATACTCTGTATTATTTACCCCATTCATTCGACTTATCTTTTCACGGTTGTTAGTTGTGACGGAATATTCTATTTCTTGGAATAAATAGAATCTTACAATGAATATCGGCATTATTTCTTTATCGCGTTCAGTGCGGATTTGAATTCGCCGACAAGAGGAGAAATACCCGACAAATAATCAAGCATCTTGATCTGAGCATTTAATAAATTGGTTATTTTTGTTCGCTGCTGCTCATTTGGTATTTTGTCCATATGTATCAACGCCTCATTCAATTTATCCTTGGCGGTTTGTATCTGCGTTTCATCCAAGGATTTATCCATTTGTTCCATCATACCGTTCGAATCCAGCGACTGAATCAATTCATCCAGTTTGCTATCAATCGCTCCACCCGCCTTTGCCTTGGCGTCTTCCATAGAAGACGACTCGTCAATTGAAGAGGCATCTGTTACTTTGTTCGAACTCGATGCTCCCGACAACAATTCGGTCAATTGCGCTAGATTATTCGTGTCGAATCCTTCTCTATATTGCGATGCGGATTCCATTCCGAAACGTATAATGTTTGTAAACGCGATTGCTACGAAAATGATAACGATCATATTTTTACTGAAAAACGATGTTAAAAATCCGATTAGTAGCACAAATCCTGCATAGGTTGGCTGATTCGTCGAAACATATGTAATCATGTTTATAATAGATACGGTAACCAAGAAATACAAAACAGCCTTGCTGTGCAATAATCCCGAAACATTGGGTAATCTATTCATCCAATTCTTCATTTATTTCTATTATACTATATGGTTTGAAAATATAATATATTAAACCTCCGTTTCTCCATCGTCATTCGACGCATAGCCCGATGGTATGTGTTCTCCGGCGTAAATATCCAAGACCTCCTTTACAACCTCTTCACGCTGTATATCACTTCGGTCAAATTCAAAACTCCCTATGCTCGACGACCGTTTCCCCTTAAATTTATCCAAGAAGTCTTCTAAACCGTTTTGTTCGGTGGCCTTGTCGTGTTGGTCTAAATCGCCGGTAATAACTAATCTACTTTGATCCCCCAACCGAGTAAGAAGCATTTTCATTTGCGAAATTGTGGAATTTTGCATCTCATCTGCAACAATCCAACAGTTCTTAAATGTGCGCCCGCGCATAAAGCCAAGGGGTGCGATTTCAATGACTTTATCCTCCATCAGCTCGACAACCTCTCTCGGGGACATGAATTGATATAAGATATCATATATCGGACGTATCCAAGGAGCCATCTTGTCTTCCAATGTTCCGGGCAAAAATCCAAGCTCTTCGTCGACTGCGACAGATGGACGTGTAAACACAATGCGTTCGCATTTTCCGAGCAAAAAATTGCGAACCGCAAATTCGGTCGCAAACATGGTCTTACCAGTACCGGCCGGGCCGGTAGCAATGACTATTTTTTTCGACTTTGACCTCAACATGGACGCATAAATTTCTTGACTTCGCGTCTTGGGTTGGGTAAATTTATTCTCAAAATCGTCCCGTTCCTTATGAGATAAATACTGCATGTTTTCGTACGTAGACCGCTGTTCGTGAACATTTGGCCTGTTATCCGAATTGTATTCGAACATAATTTCCTTTTCCACCTCCCGCTTTTGTCTTCTGCCCCCGCGACGTTTTCCCCCATCCCCTTCTAAATGATTACTAGAAGGTTTCATATTATTATAAACTGATTTTATTTATTAGCAAAATAACACGCCTCCGTTGTGTTTGATATTATGTATATTTTTGTGCAAGTACATATATCGGTCGAGTTTAGAAATATGCCTACACATATCCATAATCTTGATATTCAGACATATTCATTGGAAGAGGTTCTTGGTTTATTTGGATTAACTACATACGACATTTCGACAAGTGATTTAAAACAAGCAAAAAAGCAGGTTCTAATGTTACACCCCGATAAATCAAAATTAGAACCAAAATATTTTCTTTTCTATAAAAAGGCATTCGATATAATCGTCCAGTTTTACGATAATCAAAATAGGCACCATGCACCCGTTGATGGAAATAAATTGGTATATGTAGCCAACAACGACAATCATACGGAGTCTACGAACAAGCATATTAGTAAAACGATCCAAGAAATGGCTGCATCCGACTTTCAAACCCAATTCAACCAATTATTTGAAAATAATCATATGGGCTCTCAACCAGATGCTACACGCAATGAATGGTTCCAACAAGAAGGCTCTCATTTTGATATGCCCGATGGTAAACTATCCAAAAGTGATATGGGCGATGCATTCAACCGTGTTAAAAAACAATCCAGTGGATTGATTCAATACAAGGGCGTCCAAGAAATGATGCATACAACCAGCGCCGGTAATTCAACATTATATGAAGATGATTCGCAGTATGTATCAAGCGACCCATTTGGTAAACTAAAATATGATGATTTAAGAAAGGTGCATCGGGACCAGACCGTGCTGGCTGTAAGCGAACAAGATTTCGAACAGGTTCAAACATATAAATCGGTTGACGAATTTAACCGCGCAAGAAGTCAGCACTCATATGACCCAATAGAAAAAGAGAAGGCGTCATCTATATTACTTGACCAAGAACGGATTATGCGCGAGCAAATGATGAAAAAGGAATACAAATCGAAATTACAAACGGAACAATATGTAGATAAAAATAAGACAATATTAGCGTCATTTTTGCAACTTCGCAATGGAAAACCGTGATATGATATTACGGTGTAAACATAAAGAGGGCATTATCGTTCGGTCGGGATAAAGTCGGGGTCACAATCATGGCTGGAGATAGCGATTCATTCGCATCTACATCGCTGCTAATCACTCTCATTATATTCAATCGACCGGGTGATGTATATGCGCTCGTTGGCGCGCGCTGTAATGCAGGAGGATTCAGATTTCGCCCGATATGTAAATCGTCTTCATCCTGCATATCAGAAACCGTGTTGAACGTAGTCTGTCTTCCCTGGGAATCTTCGCGCGCTGTAGCGAAGCGAATATTTCTGCGCAGATCGGCGGTTGTCTTTGCGACAACGGATAAGTCGTCGATTAATCCACAAAGCAATTCATCTTGCGCAATACCATGCAGATCCATATACTGGTTGATCTTCTTTTTGATTACCCTTGCACGTCTATTGAATTCACGGCGCGTCTCAATCGTCTCGTCCATGTCGGGCATTTCAACATGGTCGTAGCATTCTAGCGAAATCAAACATTTGTGCCTTTCCAATTTTGTGTCTGTATGAAGACGCAAGTCAGACATCAGTTTTTGCACGCCCAATCGCATAAATTGTTTCTGTATGAAATGGGCATCGAGCTCGACGTGTGTGGTTATGTCTTTCTCGTGTAATACAAGTGGCGGTAAGTCGCTTGCATAAAATTCAGCATGTGTCCCGTCGCGACTATCAAGGCCTCGAATCGTAACGTAACATTCGTCGGGATTATCCGTCACAATATGATAATATTTTTTCATTTCTGAAGAAAGGTGTCCGATGTGTAGATTCGCCACAAATGTTCCCGTCATATAGTCAAATATTTTTCCATTATTTACCTCTATGTCTACGTGTTCTAATACCCGATGCATCTCGTTGAATAATATCTCACCATACACATTTCCGGTATGCTCTAATTGGCTAATGAACCAATTTGATGTATATGGATTTTTGTGTCCAAGGGCATACATAATATCCGAATTATGATTGTCGCCCAATGCGATGAAATATGCAGATACGCCGCCGGGAACCAATTCGGCCAATTTTGTTGGTTCGTTTTCACCCACGGTTGAATCTCCGTCCGTCAAGAATATAACAACCTGTCTGTTTCGCGCGACATCGACTACCTTTTTTTCAATATTCTCCGATATGGTAACGAGTGCGAGTTCAATATTCGTCATATTCATCGGGCGCATCGTTGAGAGTGCCGCAACCAGAGATAGCACATTCGCGCGCGTCACCTTGGTTGGTTCAATATACGAGTGGATTTTATCGTCAAAACCAGATATTTGGATGATAACGTTCTCCGTGTTTTCTGCAAAATAATGCAACATGTTTGTGAGTGTATGCACAATTAACTGCATCTTAGACCGCCCGTCGCGTAAACAATCGGACATGGAGCCCGATACGTCGACCTTGATATGATAGAGCATTTCATGCGTGTTCGAGTCGGTGGTCGGAGTGTTAAAACTCAATACTCCATAATGGTCGTGCTCGTCAAACCCGCAATATATATCGTCAGGCAACTCGCCCGCGTATTGAATCCAGCCGTTTTCAATAAGATGAGTCATAGTAGTAGTATTTACTGTAATTATACAACTAATGAATGTATATTGTATCAAATCAATTTTATGTTTTGATATAATAAAGCAATTGAATCGTATAGACATCAAGTTTATTGTGTTTGTATTCATCATATATCCAAGTCAAGTTCCATGAAAACGGGTATATGGTCTGACCCATATACGTGAAAACCATCTTCTATCTTTTCTGGATACCAACTGCATTTATCACCGTCAACCTTTTTAAATCCGCGGGTCAATATGTTATCGATATTCATTTTACGTTCAATGTAATAGGTTGGGCATAGATTATGGGCCGTAAATCCGGGGGTATTATACAATCGACTGTTTTTTTTGTATTGATGGTTAAAATCTCCCGCCACGATTACACGACAATTGGGGCGACATCTCGAATGTAAGTCGCTCCATTGCTTATATCGGGCCTGGATAGACTCATAGTCTAAATGAATGTTAAAAAAATCGCACATATTCCCTTTATACATGCATTGTGTATGCAACCCATACTCATGAGGTTCGTGCATTATATCTACATCGGAAAACAATGATCGTCTAAGGATGGTAACATTTCCGCTCTCGGAATCTTTATTATACCAATTCATTTTTTTCAAATTGGATACAATATAGAGTTTGGTCAATAGTTTTTTTAATAATGAATATTCCTTTTGCATGACTTCTTGCAACATAATAACATCTGCGTCACATTCGTGCAGTATTTTGGTAAGTTGTTCGAATCGAGCTTTACGATTGAATAATACCGCCGCATTCGTGTTTGGATAATATGACTTTTTCATCCATTCGGACGCTAAAGTGTTCCATGTTAATATTTTCATATAATTGTATATAATCTATATTATATAATTATAATTCATATTCAACATATTTATGATACGGAGATTATACGGTGAATGAACCTGATACGTCTTCTAATTCGGCCAACGATGTGGATGACTCGCGGGGATTCGACCGCCGTAATCTCGATAATATACTATTCAATCCAGTCGTTTCTTGGCGACGAATCGGTGCATTTTCTTCACGCAATAACACAATTTCATTTCGCAATTCGCGCAATTCTGCATTGGTTTTTCGAACAAATTCTTGGAAAATCTTCATATCTACGTATACATTGCTTGGCCCGGACTCGATTTCGTTTGCCCATTTCACGTTCTTGGTCAAACCTTTGTCGGATACATTCGCGGTCGTCGCAGTTTCAACGTCATATTCACGGTCACGAATATGTTTTTTTAATAAGGCCTCCATATTTTCAATCGGCTGATCATCACCCGTTTGTTCGCGAAAGTCGATTTCCTTTACAGGGTCTCTCTTCATCAGACTTTCAAACTCTTGTTGTCTGTTTGCAAACTCCACATTCAACACATCTTGTTTTTGCCCCAACATGTAATTTCGAGTGGACGTTTTGTCTTCATACATGGGAAGGATGTGAGATGAATCGGTGATCGGCGTAGTTGTCGAAGACGCGTTTATACCATATTCATTTGGTTTATCTGCTAAACGGTTCTCGCCGTTTTTCAGTCTTGATATCATACTCGAAATAGTCTCTTTATTTAATTGGCGCAACTCTTGAACGGTAAGTTGTCGGGACTGCATTTTTTCGTAAGTAGTCTGAATCAAGTCTTTAAACCATCGTTCTTTGCCTCCGGGCATGGATGCATCTAATGAATGAAATTGAGGAACCTTGTTCATTGTGTCCCATATTAACTTTTGATTCTCTTGGAGAATGAATAAAGCCATTGTATATCTGATGTATCCAGATATATAATAGTCGTTTTTTTCACGCATCTATTTTACTTTGTGGGATGGTAAAAGATTGCTTGATCCTGGCTCCATCGGAGCATCATTCTCATAATGTTTAATCTTATAGATTTTATTCTGCCGAGTCATTTTGGGACGTCCGCGAATGGTTTGTGCTAATTCCTCCTCGAAATCGTTTGCGGTCGTTCGTAGAAAATTAATCAAATATTCAAAACGATTCGCGGAATTATATGTGGTCGGTCCTTTTAAGATTTGATAATGTATTTTTATATCCGGACTGGTGTATTGTCGTTCGAAATCAAGGGTAATCTTATCAATCAGTTTGCGGCCACCCCTCATTTTACGCGTAGCGCGAATTGGTACACCCTTTATCTTATCGCTCATTTTCCGTTTAATTGTAGTTCCCTTCATATTATACTATGTCTAGAAAATGCTTCGTGCGACTTTATTTCTTATTGAAAAACTTGTTGCGAAATCGTATCATCATCTGGTCGTTGATACCCGGCTTAGTAAACATTTTGATAAGTTCTTCAAATGATATCTTGATTCGTTTTCCTCCGATCATTTCGTCCGGCGACTTATTCAAAACTGCGCTATGCACTTTTTGGGTCAACCACGTTATAATAAAAAATAGACTATACATCCCACATTCCGTATTTGTCGTTTGATGACTGTAATCGTTTTGTATATAATGAAAGTCAATTGGCGGGTTTAACTGTTTCCCTTGTTGTATAATTTCTCGTTTTAATCGAGACACTTCTCGCGGAACTGGGTTCACAGCACTGTCGTAATAGAATATTGTCTGTTTGTCTAAATCAACAAATAATGATACCCAATGAGAACCGCCTTGGTAATGTTTATCTAAATTAAAAACCACCCCCAGTTTTCGCTTTCCGCTTGCGGTGAGTTTATCCAAAGATAAATTACATAAATCATCCCATACACACCGGTTGTCTCCTAATTTAGTATCGTAGTCGATTGCCGATGGACCAAGCAATTTAAATTCCGGGTTTGAATCTTCGTATTGGCGTAAAACTGCCTCTATATCATAATTTGAAAGCCAAGAAACGGGATTCTGATCCCATTCACTCGGTCGATCTGGGGCAAATAGAGTCTTGTCCAATTTGCGGCGTATATCATCGTTTTTAATCTCTTTCAGCCAGCAATCCTCTGTTGTGCAATGTTTCAACCGTTGTTTCAGCTCAGACCATACTTGAGCCGGTTTGCTCGAGTCAATTATATCATTTCCTGCACGATTTGTATTGTATGCATTTTTTACTTCCTCTAATGCGTCGGGCGTAAAGCACGAGTCCTCAACCACCCGATTGTTTTTCGCAACTGGGCTGCAATTCATCTTGTCGAATGTCTGTGGTTCTTCAGACATATTGTTTAGATTCGAGTCCTGCATATTTCCCAAGTCAAAATGAACCTTCTTGGTCTTTTTTTTTGATTTCTTTGAGTTTTTTGATTTCTTTCGTTTTGATTTACCTCCCAAACTCATATAATATATACATTGCGGATATTATATGGGTGCGAAATTATTTGCGGACAAAATAGTCGAGAGTTGTTCGGCGTTCTTTATACGCCGGCTTCGCTTTCATCTTGGGTTTTATATGTTCCTCATCCATTGATTGGGGAAACATTTCGTCTTCTGCGTCATATTCTTGCTGAACCTCATCGGACCGTCGTTTCACTTCTAAATAACGTATCAATGTTTGAGCGTAGACATCAAACGCCTCGGACACGTTGGCTCCGTATTGAGTATCCTCTCCTTTGCACATTATACGAGTCATGTTCACTATATCTGCGCTATGTTCAATACAATCTAGCACAAAGCGCTGGTGCTTTTCGTGTTTTTGTTCATCGGTAATCGCCAGATACTTCGCATAACTCGTCTTGTTTGTGAGCAATTTCATGGTTAATTCGTCTATGTGCTTGTTTTCCACAAGAATTTGCTCTGTCGATTCGTCTCCAGAACTCATTTACCATATTGGGATAAATTAATTATCAGATGTTTTCAAATTCTTGGAAATTCGAATCTTTTTCGTCAACCGAAGCGCCTTTTTATCACCTTTCTCCTTTGCTCGCATCATCTTTTTTTCTTCACGTTCATCATTGCGTCTTCTCGTTTTTTCGTTACGCTCTATCTCCTTATTGCGCTTTTTTTCTGCCTTCTCGTCCACCTTTTTCAGTTTATTCATTGCGCGCTCAGCCGCTTTTTGGTTACGTTTTTCTTCTTTGTCGGCTACTTTTTGCGCACGTTCCGCTTCCTTAATAGCGTTTTTCTGAACAAATTCCGCCAGCTTATCATTCACGCCGGTTTTCACTTCGGCAGCATACTTGGTCATCAAATCTTTCAAGGCACCGTCCTTAAATTCTTCGCGCAGAAGACCTTGCTTGCGCATCGTCTTGCGTAACTGTTTTTCAGCTCGTGTTTGCTCTTTGGTCTCATTCTTACGTCCATTCGCATACTCTTTCACGGTTGCCTTTAGTTTTCGAACTGTTTTACGCATCTTTTTATTTGTTTTTTTGCGTGAGCCTTTGAGCTGTTTTTTTTCCTTGGCTATTCGTGAATTCACCTCCTTGTACGTTTTACGATACTTTTTCTGTTCGTCCTTGATTGTCGCTTTCACAACTAATCGTTCTATATCGCGTAACTCTTGGGTTCGCAACATTTTTTGCATCTCTGAGATTCGTTTTTTATGCGCGTCAGCAAACATTTTGATCTCATTATCCAAGTCTTGCTCACGTTTATCATATGCATTAATTTCTGATACCAGCCTAGCCATATCCGGATGTTGTTTTGATAAACTGTCGAATTCCGAATTACCAGAAATCGTTTTACCGCACTCCGATTTCAATGTATAATACATGCCCTTTTTAAACTTCGCGAGGTCCTCGGGGTTTTCTTTGAGACGCTCGGACATTTCCTTGAGTGCCTCTTTGCGATACAGATTCTTATTACGAATCTCCTGTCGAATCGCTTTCACGGTATCCTTTATGTGTCTTGTTTGCGCTTTTGCCTCTTTTACCAATTCGCGTATTTTAGAGGTTGCTATTTTTACACATCCTTTTTTTACAATGCCGTCGTATTCATCGCATATATCGCGAAGAGCATAAAAACGGGTTGAATCCAAGTCTTTCAAATCCGCATCTATTTTTGCGTTTTCGGCCTCTATATTTTTTTTTAAATCTTGGACATCCTTCGATAAAACACTGCGCATGTATCGCTTATCCATATTGAATACTTCTTTTGCATCCTTCACCATTGGAACCAAAATCCGCTTTATATGCGGCTGAGCGAATTGACGAGCATCCTTCTCACGGTTCAAATAACTAATATGTCCTGCTATGTTATCCAAATATTTGCGTCGCCCCTCGGACGTAAATCCGCCTTCTTCGTTCAAATAAACGCCTGCAAACGTAGTAAATTCGTCTTGGATTTGTTCGTCAATCGGTTTACACAGATTCACCAATTTTACTAATTCCATAGGGTTTTCAGTAATGGGTGTAGCAGTCATTAACAGCAAACGAACCGAGTCCCGTCCAGATACAGCATAAGAATTCATAAGTGCTTTATGCAGCGCTTTCATATCAGGTCGTTCCAAGGAAGATAGATCACCTCCGCCGTATAATTTGTGAGCTTCATCAATGACTAATAGCGTTTTGCGAAGAGGGTCGACGGAACCATTTATATTCACGAGTTGTTTATAGTAATTGTTCTCCTTGGACACCAAGTTGCTAAATTGCTTGTATGATATGGGTCGGATTCGCCAAGCCTTGGACAACATTCGCATACGCTTTGCATGGTCTTCTGGTAATACAGCCCCATCGGCGATCATGGTGCGGATTTGTTCGTTGCATATCTGGTCAAACATGTTTTTCCAAATATCGTTTTTCAGAGTAGTTCTGGTTACCCAAAGAATTGTATAACCTTGAGGATCGAATGTCGACGTAGCAGAGGCGATAGCCGAACACGTCTTGCCCGTTCCCGTGCTATGCCATAGTAACATACCCCTGACTGGACTCTGGGGCGTAAAATACTTCTTCACAAATCGCTGAGTGGGTGTGTATACCATCTGCGAAGTCTTGTCGGATTTCATATCTTCACACATATTTTCCATCTTTACATCTGTCCACTTGCAATCCTCAAAGAAACGCTGAATATACTGACGCATGTCTTTGAAATCCATTTGTTTTGCTTCCATTCCATTGACTATCTGCCCGGAAGGTAGGCGAATATCAACAGATGATCTAGAGGAGTCGATTACAATCGCAGGTTTATCGTCCACCACCAGCTTGCGCTTCTTGGGGCCTCCACCTTCAACCACACCGTTTATTTTAAACGTATGCACATCGCGATTTAATTCGTAGTCGACTGCACCATAAATACTTGTTTCTTCCAAGTCAGAGGCAAATCTAGCAAGCCGAATGTCCAGATTCATTGATTTTAGATACAGGTCAAATGTGGTTGCCGAATCCGAGAAAATATGACGTAACGGCTCGGGAATAGACATATCATATATATACACGTGCAACGGCCAACCTTGTGTGGGTTGAAACACCAACCCCTTTTGTCCACAGGTTCGAGTTCCTCTACCGATCACCTGCTTCTGGTCGGATGAATTTACACTGGGTTCAAATATGTGAATGTATTTGATATCAAATAGATCGATACCTTCTTTAAATCCGCCATCCATGATAATAAACCTCACCTCTTTGCCGTGAACATTTGACGGGCGACTATTAAAATTGGCCAGCATCTGTTTCTTTAGCTTTACATGAATTGGTTGGTCGTATACGTCCACCGAAGAAAGTAAATAGAAATTGTTGTCTTGGGTCTGTTTTAATGTAGACATGTCGTACAATTCAATCTTGTTGAACCGTTTTTTAGTTGGTTTTGCACCACCGGTCATTTCTTCTTCTTCTTCTTCGTCCACACTATCATCTGACGTGGCTGTAGTCTCTGGTGTCGACGTAGTATCTGACGTGGCTGTAGTATCTGACGTGGCTGTAGTATCTGATGTAGCTGAAGTATCTGGTGTGGATGCAGTATCTGGTGTGGCTGTAGTCTCCGGTGTGGCGCCTTCTTCGATTCCTTCCAATACAGGAGAGAATGGCGCTACATTTTCGTTTGGTAGCTCCGACGGGATTGGAGTGTCGTCGCGCGTCTTCGTATCGGGAGTTTCATCTTCCATTGTAGCGGGCGATTCTTCACCTTCTTCACCTTCTTCAATTCCTTCCATCATAGGAGACAATGTCTCCATATTTTCATTCGGCAATTCAGTTGGGCGCGGAGTGTCTTCACGTACCTTTTTTACAACATTGTCTACAGCAACATCGTCTACTACTTTTTTTTTCAATGTCGCGTCATAACCAAGATTATACCCACTTGCTATAAATGCGGATGCTAACATTCGCGCACCCTGGCTGCCGGATTTTACATCGCAAAAAATGAAATGTTTATACATCTGATTATCGCGTTTCATATCTGCTGCATCAAGCTCGTTGATCTGTTTAAGTAGGGCGTCTAATTTAGGGGATCGTTCGGAAATATCATTTAGTAAGACTTCGGGTTCGAATGTATCCGAATCAAATTTATATACAGCACTCGATTTACTCCAATTGGTTTTTTTACGAACACATTCAGAATTATACACAACTGCATTATCTTTTTTCAGAATACCATCTAAATATTCCGCCATTTCTATATATTAGAAATAGATATTTAGACGACACACATCATTCAAGATTATAATAAAGTATATGAATAGTATATAATGCTGTTAGGAGGACCATATCAGGGATTTTCTCCCAAACAAACCGTGCTGAATTATAAGGATGGTGAGCAAACATCAACGCGCAGTATATTGCGCAGAGGATGGAATACTGCATTTGCTTCCGGCAGTTACAATAACCAAAAACGTGTGATTACTCCTTTCCGCGCGGTTAACAATTCAGGTGATTTTCTCGCACGTCAAAACTACAAATGCGGCGGTCCGGCCGGGATGAGCAAGAGTTCCATCGGGTGGGCCGGAAGCATTATTTTCCTTGGTTCAAAGGTTGATAATTGTGACGACAGCGGAGTCCCGGGCGCATCCGGGAATGTAAAATATGTATATGATTCGTCTGATTATGTAACATTTAGGCGTCAACAGGCGATTAATCGCAACTACAACGATTTAAAGAATGGTGGAGATCAATCCAATGGGTCATATGTCTCTCGCATGCGCCATTTTTAAATTATCATATTGAAGTAATTTATTACAAATAATACGGCGAATCGATATCAATATATATATTGATATCGTATAAGTGAATAATAATATGGTATTTATAGCTACCAATGCAACATTACAAACTGCCGTAGACGGGTGGTGCAATGGTTCAATTACAGCATCAACACCATTCGATGGGGGCACGTATGGCGCGATTGGAGATTGGATTGTAACAAATGTAACGGATATGTCTAATTTATTTTATAATAAACTACTATTTAATGACGATATTAGTAATTGGGACGTGTCGACGGTGACCAATATGTTTCAAATGTTCTTCAATGCTGAAGCTTTTAACAATGGACAAACAAATAACGAAGGAACTGCTCCACTAAACTGGGACGTATCGAATGTAACTATTATGACCGGTATGTTTCACGGTACACCATTTAATCAACCAATAGGTTACTGGAATGTATCAAAGGTTACTGATATGGGAGCCATGTTCGCCGGAACAACCATTAACGGTATCGCGATTGGTAATGGTAAAGGTTTTAATCAAGATATAAGCACAAAAGAAAATGTAACAATGCATGGTTCAACATATACAGCATGGGACGTGTCGAATGTTACTGGTATGTATGGGATGTTTACTGAGAATGGAGTATTTGCCCAATCGATTAATAACTGGGATGTATCAAATGTTACCGATATGGGATATATGTTTTCTGAGTCAAACATCAACGTACCGATTGGTAATTGGAACGTATCAAATGTGACTCGTATGGTTAATATGTTCTCTAGCAATAGTAAATTTAATCAAAATTTAAGTAACTGGAGATTCCCCAAGGTTACTGATTTGTCCAATATGTTTGATAGTGCTACAGCATTTAATAATGGACAGGCTACTAATGAAGGAACTGCTCCACTAAATTGGGATGTATCGAACGTGACCAATATGGTTTTCATGTTCCACGGTGCTACATCGTTTAACCAACCTATCGGAAACTGGAACACATCAAAAGTAACTGATATGTATCAAATGTTCAGGGGTGCTTCATTATTTGATCAACCAATTAATACACAAGAAGTAACAGTGGATAGTTTAACTTATACGGCCTGGGATGTCTCAAAAGTGAACAATACACAAGGAATGTTTATGGATACGCCTTTTAACCAAGATATAAGCAATTGGGACGTTTCCAACGTGGAATTTATGCTTAATATGTTTCAAGGAAATAAATTTTTTAACCAAGATATAAGCAATTGGGACGTCTCGAATGTTACCAATATGGGTGCGATGTTCTGGGGCGCTACAGCCTTTAATAACGGACAAACAAATAATGAAGGAACTGCTCCACTAAACTGGACTCTTAGCAAGATTAGTGGAGCAGCATTGTATGAAATGTTTAATGGTGCTACATCATTTAATCAGCCAATTGGTAGTTGGGATGTATCAAACGTGTCTAATTTGGGACTTATGTTCTATGGTGCTACATCGTTTAATCAAAACATACAATGGTGGGTTGTTCCAATCTCTACAGGATTAAATCAAATGTTTACTAACGCGTCTGCATTTCAAGTAGCTTATTCGGGAACAATTGGATTTGGTGATACACCAACGTACAGTTTTTTTAACAAAACGCCGATCACACAGGCAAATATTCAAACCGCAGTGAACGCTTGGGTATCTAACCCTACCACTGCCGAAGCAATATATGGACATATCGAGAACTGGGACACCGGTGCTGTTACTGATATGTCTTCATTATTTTCATATAACAGATCATTTAATGACGATATCAGTAAATGGGACGTTTCGAATGTTACCAATATGAATAGAATGTTCTTAGCGACTGACGCCTTTAATCAACCAATCGGCAATTGGAATGTCTCCAATGTGACTGATATGAGTTGGATGTTCACGAATTCTGGTGGTATTTCCGCATTTAACCAACCTATAGGCAATTGGAACACTACAAAGGTCACGAATATGAGTTACATGTTCTATCAAGCATTTGCATTCAACCAAGACGTCGGTAATTGGGACGTGTCGAATGTGACCAATATGTATGCCTTGTTCGCAGGGACTCCATTCAATAATAATGGTAGTGCAACTATAGGGAACTGGAAAACATCCAATGTGACTAATATGGGTTTCCTTTTCGTGGCGTCCCCTTTCAACCAGCCGATCGGGGAGTGGGACGTCTCCGCGGTTACGTCCATGAACAGTATGTTCTATCAAGCTACAGCATTCAATCAGCCAATCGGAGCTTGGATTGTATCGAAGGTCGCCAATATGAGTGCTATGTTTTCTAATAGTGCGTTTAACCAGTCTATCAATGATTGGGATGTTTCTAAGGTAACTGATTTCACACATATGTTTGATACCAACAATGCATTTTATCAATCAATCCGGGTATGGGCTGTCGACAATAGCGCAAATACGACAAATATGTTCTATAAGGCTACTGGATTACAAAGATACTATGCGGGAACAGATTTGTATCAAGCCACACCCTCTCCATCGGTATTTTTTAACCTTGGATATTCTCCACCAGAAATAACAATAACTGGAGATAATCCTGTAACAATCCAAGCAAAATCCACATATACTGATCTAGGTGCAACAGCAACTGATTCAGAAGGTAATAGTCTAACCGCAACATCGGTAAGTAATGTAAATGTAAATTTAATCGGCACATATACCGTAACGTATAATGTAACAGATAGTAACGGGAATGCTGCGATACAAAGAACAAGAACTGTAATTGTAGTAGACACACAAAGACCCATAATAACATTGATAGGTGATGAGACGGTAACTTTTATAGTAAATACACCAGGCGGCTATGTTGATGCCGGTGCAACCGCTAGCGATAGTTATGATGGAGATATCACTAGCGACATTAACGTAACAACCAATGTAAGTTCAAGTAAAATCGGAACATATAGAGTAAAATACAATGTGACTGATGAATCTGGAAATGCGGCGTATGAGGTAACAAGAACTGTTAATGTAGTTGATTCTCCGCCAACAATAACCCTGATCGGTGATAGTATAACACATGTTATTATAACGAACAAATACGTTGATGCCGGTGCAACCGCTACGGACAACCTAGATGGGTCACTAACAGTTAGAGCTTATACCGGCGATGTGGATACAAGTAAACTCGGAACGTATAAAGTAAGTTACAATGTAACGAATAGTGTTGGACTTGCTGCTACAACGGTATACAGAACGGTTATCGTGTATGATGACTCTATTCCAATAATAACATTGATCGGTGATAATCCAGTAACAGTTCAAATTGGTCAACCATATACTGACGCTGGAGCAATTGCTATGGATGCTATATATGGGAATATAACCAGTGAAATGAATAGCGATAATAATGTAAATACGGACATAGTCGGAACATATACATATATATATAATGTAACGAATGATGCAGGTCTTAGCGCAAAGACCGTAACAAGAACAGTAAATGTAATAGATACTCCGCCTACAATAACATTAATTGGAAGTAGTAAAGTAACAGTTGATATAGGTATTTCCTATAACGACCCTGGTGCAACCGCAACTGATGCGGTAGACGGGACTATAACAAATGAAATCGTCACGGTAAGTAATGTGAATATAAATATACCAGGAACATATAAAATAGCATATGATGTAGTAAATAGCGCTGGACTTTCTGCTACAACGGTATATAGAACAGTTACGGTTGCCGACCCATATTATCCAACTATAACAATTGTCGGAATCACTCCAGTAAACGTTGAAAAATACTCCCTATATAAAGATGCAGGAGCAACCGCAACTGACTATATCGATGGGACTATAACCGACCAGATCAAAACAGTAAATAATGTAAATACAAATATTGTAGGAACTTATACAGTAACATATAGTGTTACGGATGCGGAAGGTAATACATCGAAAGCAATCAGACATGTAAATGTAGTAGATGAACCACCGGTAATAACATTGATTGGTGATAATCAAGTAACAGTTCAACTTGGTCAACCATATACAGACGCAGGGGCAACCGCCGGTGATTCGATAGACGGTGATTTAACGCATTATATCACAACAAATATTGACGATCTGGATACTAACACAGTCGGAACATTCCTACTTAGATATAATGTAAGCGATGAAGCTGGACTTGCTGCCGTGGAGGTCATACGAACCATTACTGTTCACGACCCATATTCACCAATTATAGTTATGGGCGGGGTAACTCCCATAACAATTGAAATAGGTTCCGTTTATACAGACGCAGGGGCAACCGCAACCGACTATGTCGATGGGAATATCACAGACCAAATCATCACGGTGAGTAACTTGGATAAAGATAACGTCGGGACATACACCATAACATATAATGTAACTGATCTAGAAGGGAATTCTGCTATAGAGAGAATCAGAACTATAAATGTAGTAGATTCACCCCCCGTAATCAAATTAATCGGTGATAATCCAGTCACGGTTGAGTATGGTCAAACGTATACTGACCCAGGAGCAACAGCCGGCGACATAGTCGATGGCGATTTAACAAATGAGATTGAAACAAATATTGCCGATCTGGATACTACAAACGTCGGAACATTCCTACTTACATATAATCTGAGCGATGCAGCTGGACTTGCTGCCGCGGAAGTTACCAGGTCTGTTATTATTTATGACCCATACCCTCCCACTATAGTGATAGTGGGCGCAACCCCCATCACAATTGAAATAAATTCCGTTTATACAGATCTTGGAGCAACAGCAACCGATCTGGTTGATGGGACTATAACAGACAAAATCATTACAGTAAATAATGTAGATACAACTAAAGTCGGGACATACACCGTCACATATAATGTGACCGATGCGGAAGGTAATGCTGCTACGGAGAGAACACGAATTGTAAATGTAGTAGATGTGCCGCCTGTAATAATACTAAATGGTAATTCTATAGTAACTGTTGAATATGGTAAAACTTATACAGATCTCGGTGCAACCGCAACCGATTATGTAGACAGTGATTTAACAAATGATATTGAAACGAATATTGACGAACTAGATACTACAACAATCGGACCATTCAAACTTACATATAACGTAAGCGATGCAGGGGGTCTCGCTGCCGTAGAAGTAATCAGAACCATTATTGTTCACGACCCATATTTGCCTACTATATCATTGAAAGGAATCACTCCGATAATAGTTGAAAAAAACTCCATATATATAGATGCTGGAGCAACAGCATGGGATCAAATCGACGGTGAAATCACATCGGATATTGTAGTAGATATAACCGATGTAAATACAAGTATAGTTGGTTCATACACAGTAACCTATAATGTAACCGACGCCGAAGGTAATGCGGCTGCGGAGGTAACAAGAACTGTAAATGTAGTTGACGCTCCGCCTGTAATAACAATCAACGGGTCGAATCCAGTATCATATGAATGTAAGTCCACTATACCATATAGCGACGCAGGTGCATTCGCAAGCGATATTGTGGATGGCGATTTAACCGACCAGATTACCTCAAATATTGGGGATTTAGATACAACCACGGTTAACACATTCAATCTTGTATATACTGTCGTCGATAGTGCTGGAAATTCTGTTACAAAAACAAGAATTATTAATATAGTAGACACTATAGCACCCGGAATAATAATAAATGGGGCTTATCCGGTAACAATTGAGATAAATTCCATTTATGTCGACGAGGGAGCATCCGCGTTTGATATAGTTAATGGCGATTTGACCGCTATTATTACAACTAGTGGATATGTGAATACCACTGTAGCAGGAACATATTATATAACATATAGTGCAACCGATGATAGTAAAAATACGTATACTGCATATAGAACTGTAATTGTAAAAGACTCTAAACCGGTAATTACATTAAATGGCGCAGACACTGTAATAATTGATATAGATGAACAATATAATGACCTTGGTGCAACAGCCGGCGATTCGGTAGATGGTGATTTAACGAATGCGATTAAAACTTACAATCCGTTACTCACAGATACGAGTAAAGTCGGTTCATACAAAGTAAGATATAATGTGAGGGATATTGCTGGAAATTCTGCGGATGAAGTGATAAGAACCG